AACGAGAAGTTGACTGACGTTGTCTGAATCGAAGATGTGCATGATGCGTCCTTAGAGTGATTGAGAAATGATGCGAGACAACTCGCTCAAGCGAACAGGCACAGGCTGCGCTGCGACCTGTTCGTTGATACGCTTGAGCAGCTCACGGTAGAGCTGTTCGGATTTTTGGTTAGTGATCATGGGCGGACGGGTTCGATGAACACGTTCCACCACTGAATCTTTGCGCCTTCTGGTAGCTTGGTCGCACCTTCAGGGAGCCGAGGTCCAGAATACTGTCCTACCAGCAAGCTATGTTTGTCGTAGAGCTTGGTGAGCGTCAGTTGTACTGACACTCGATTGGTTGGGATTGTTTGTCCTAGTTGGTCGCTGAACACACTGGCAGTGTCGGTATGACCGACAGCGGATTCGTACTCGAATGTCTTAACCAACATTTGCGCTCTTTCGAGCGGAATCTGGGTTGCAGTGATTTGAGCTTCGATTGTGTCGAGCATGTTGAGGCTAAACGCATTGGTGATGATGTTCATGATTTGTTCCTGTAAAGTTAAATAGAAGCAGAGCGCTTCATACTGCACAGCACGCTGCGCAGTGTTGAATCGTTCAATCAGTGAAATAGGTCCGATACACCTGGTGCATGACACCAAGTGCAGCAGTTGCGATGGTCGCCGCCATAGCGCCATCGGCTGATCCTCCGTGGATCAGCATGAGGATAATAAACACGATCACCTCGAATAAAAACGGGTGATTGAGAATCATTCTCAATACGGTAGTGGATGAGTGAGTGGTTATTCGCCACAGCCCTACGGCTATGGCTACAGATTCCAAAATCATGCTGCTGCGGGTACCGGAACTGGTGTCTTTGTGGTGAGTTCTGACCACTTGGAAGTGATGTAGCTCAGCGCGGTGCCACCGCTCACTAGGCTCGATGCAACCCAGCTTGACACACAACTTGCCAAGAACAGAACGAGGATGCAAAGCATGTAGGCAACAAACCCGAGGAAGCCACCGCCGATAGCGGCGAGCAAGATGTTCGCTGCGAGTGCACCGTAGTACCAGGTAGCTGCGCCAGCAAACACGCCAGCGATCCAACCGATGATTGCCCTGGTCCACGAAGTCGGTGCAGCTTCTAGCATTGTTTCAATAGCGGCTGCGTGCACGACATTAGGTTCCGACTCGTCAGTACGGCAAGCTTCAGCCGTAGCGGCAGCAGCAGCGGTACGAGCCGCATGCTCAGCACGTGCAGCCTCGAGCTTGGATTGAGTAGCAGAGGTTTTAATAGAAGCAGACATGATTAACTCCTGTAAGGATTGAGTAAGGGAAGATTCCCGGAATGCACTGACACGCAGTGCATTACGCGAAACTTACACACAAGTGACCCTGACGCAGGTACATGGGGCAGGGGCCCCCATGTACCTGCGTAGTTCACTGAACCCAGCCAGCAGCACGCAGCTCATCGGAGCTGACGCACTTAGCACCCGGGAAATGTTCTGCATAGAAGGCAGCGAGCCGGGCCTTACGTTCGGCGTAAGACTCAACCGGAGCGGAGCGCGTGTAGATCGGGCGTGATGCACGCAGCGTAGCGACCTCAGCCTGAAGAGCGATGATCTGCGCTTGAAACGCGACAACGGTTTCGTTCAGTGAGGAGACAGTGAGCTTGGACATGATGTACCTTTCAGAGGAAGTTGAAGATACACAAGTGACCCTGACGCAGGTAGTTGGGAGGGGTCCCCGCTTGCGGGGAGGGGCCCAACTACCTGCGCTGCTAATGAGAGGGAAGATGTTCGCGTCTTATCCATGAGTGCGAAAACGCCCGCACCCGGATATGCGAATCCGAAGTGGGGTACCGTTTATGAAGCACCCGGATAAGAGCCTCACGCAGCCCTGAGCACCAAAAATTTCATAAAATTTTTTCAGGACCGAATTCATTCAGCCGATTTACAATCGAACTTCTATGAAAGATACCAATGGCATCAGGTGACAGCCTATATCAGAAAGTGAGAACTGCGCGGAACAAGGCCGTTGATTTCGCCGTGCTCACAGAAATGAATGCCGAGCGGAAAACAAAAGCCCCAGGGAATCAGTACCGCTACGCAGACTCGACAAAAACCGAAAAGCAGCTCACCCCAAAGCAGCGGCTGTTCATAAAGTTTGTTGGCGAAGGAGATAGCCAGAAGAACGCAGCGATCCGCGCCGGTGTTAAACCAACTGCCTCCAGCTCGACCTCGTCTCAGTGGTGTCAAATGCCCATCATCGCCAAACTGATCGGTGAAGAGCGCAAAAAGTACGAGATCGCATCCCAGTTGACGAAAGAAAAAGTCATGGGCATGCACCTTGAGGCGTACAACATGGCCAAGCTGATGGCGGAGCCCATGACCATGGTTTCAGCAGCTCGTGAGCTGGGCAAATTGTGCGGTTACTACGACCCGGTGAGGGTCCAGGTGGACGTGAATGTGAGCGGACAGGTCGCTTTGGAGCGGATGAACGCCCTTTCTGACGCCGAACTACTAAAACTCATCTCAGAAGGGGCTCCAAAGGGCTCAATAATGGCCCAGGAGGCGCTAAATGCCCCTGGTTGATGCCAAGGTAGCTGCCCAGGCCGAAATGGCCTCCAGGGTGCTCTCAAAGCGTCGCCTTCTCCCATTTATCCAGCGGATGAACGACCAGTATCAGGCCGGTTGGGTGCATGAAGATGTCTGCCGGAGGCTGGAAAAGTTCTCCGAAGATGTAGCAAACAAGAAATCGCCGCGTCTCATGCTGCTGATGCCGCCGCGTTCAGGAAAGTCTGAGATCGCGTCGCGCTGTTTTCCTGCGTGGCATCTCGGGCGCTTCCCGGACCACGAGTTCATTGCCTGCTCGTACAACATGGACCTCGCGGTGGACTTCTCGCGCAAGGTGAAGGCCGTCCTCGAAGACCCGAGTTATCAAAACGTGTTCCCCGCAACGAAGCTCGACCCCGACAACCGCTCAGCCGAGAAGTGGGTGGTCCACGGCAAGCGCGGTGGATACGTGGCAGCCGGTGTGGGCGGCGGTATCACGGGTCGTGGTGCTCACGTGCTTGTGATTGACGATCCGATAAAGTCCGCTGAGGATGCAGACTCAGGCGATAACAGGGAAAAGCTGTGGCAGTGGTACCTCTCTACTGCTTACTCGCGTCTGGCCCCCGGCGGCGGCGTGTTACTGGTAAATACATGGTGGCATGACGACGACCTAAGTGGTCGGCTCCAGACTCTGATGCGCACAGGTTCTGAGGATCAGCACATAGACCAGTTCATCGTGGTGAAGTACCCGGCCATCGCAGAAGCTGACGAGTACCTGAACCACGTGACGAACCTGATCGAGTACGACGCGCCCCCATCCGACCCGCACACACTGCTCCGACACAAGGGCGAGGCACTGCACCCTGCCCGGTATGACCTGGACAAGCTCCTGCGTATCAAGGCGCAGAACAAAGGTGGTCGGTGGTGGTCGGCGCTGTACCAGCAGAACCCTGTGCCTGATGATGGCGGGTACTTCGAGAAGGCGCAGTTCCGTCGGGCCCTGGCTCCGAGCCACAAGAAGTGCAACGTGTTCATTGCCTGGGACTTTGCAATCTCCGAGCGCAAGCACAACGACTACACCGTCGGTACCGTGGGCATACAGGATGACAACGACATCCTGCACATCGTGGACCAGATTCGGTTCCGTAGTGGCGACGCGTTTTTCATTGTTGACAGTATCCTTACACTGGCTGACAAGTGGTATAGTCCCACTCTGCAACTGGGCTTTGAGGATGGTCAGATTTACCGCAGTCTCGAGGCTCTATTGAAGAAACGCATGCGAGAGCGCCACGTGTACCCACCCATCACCGTCCTGAAGCCACTCACTGATAAGCTGACGCGCGCCCGTGCGCTGCAGGGCCGGATGCAGCAGGGCATGGTGAGCTTCACCACTGAGGGTGAGTGGTACGACTCAGCACGACAAGAGATGCTCCGGTTCCCAGCCGGTGCACACGACGACCAGGTGGACAGCCTCGCTTACGTGGCCATGATGGCCGTAGGCCGTGAGCCACCAGCCAGACCACGAGAACAAAGGGTTCCATCATGGGCAGACAAGATGTTCAGCTCCCAGTCCAGCAGCTTCATGGCGGCATAGCATGAACCCACCGATGCCACCTTGCGACAAGTGCGGTGCCCCCGCCGTTATCCAGTGGGTAGGCGGGGTGCGCTGCGCCAGGTGTAACAACTTCTTTACCAGGTTGATCGCTCCATGACCTGCGCCGCGTTCATAGCCCAGTCCTTCGCAGTGCGTACTGCCGCACACCTGCTGCACCTCTCCACCACCTCATACGCGCAGCACGTAGCTCTAAACTCTTTCTATGATGGCCTCGTGCCGTTGATCGACTCCTACGCCGAGACGTACCAGGGCGAGAACGGGCTCATCAAGAGCTACCCATCCAAGACCCCGCCGACGGACTCAGCTCTGGCTCTGCTGGAGGACTATTTGGAGCTGGTACGTGAGGAGCAGAAGGACGACACGTCCGAGGCCATGATGAACATCCTGGCCGAGATTGAGCAGCTCACGAGCACTTCGCTCTACAAGCTGAGGTTCTTGAAGTGACACCCACCGACACAATAGCCGTTACGCACACTTTGCCATGCTGCGGAGTTGTGCTGAGCAACTCAGCGCATAGGCCCGAGGGGCACACGACCAGACACGCCCAGTGGGTGCGCGCGGCGAACGAAATGCTGGAGTATTGGTTAAAGCACCACATTGCGCGTCACCGCTGCGAGCAGGCTCCCCCGAAATGACCGACCCCCACACCCTGCTCACCCGCGCGCTGTTCGTAGACGCCATCGTCGGCGTCGGGTTCCCTCACCCACAAGTCGCTACTGATGCCGAGCGCGGCGGGCTCGCTACTCAGGGTGTCGAGCGCGACGCCTGGAACGAATACACCTGGAACCGACGGATTCTCGAGACCCTGACCACCGAGACGCTGCAAGAGATGTACATCGGATTGAAAACCTACGAGGTGAGCCATGCCAATTGACACCGCCCTGTGCATGAAGCAATACGTCCGATACGCATGGTGCCGGGACAACGGGCATGCACAGTTCGTGGAGAAAGCGGAGAAGTGCGACGCGTTCTTCCGTGGTGACCAGTGGGACGCGAAGGACCGCAAGGCGCTTGAAGCCGTGCGCCGGCCCGCGCTGACGATCAACAAGATCATCAGCACCATCAGCAACGTGATGGGCGAGCAGATTTACAACCGGTCTGAGATTGGGTTCCGCCCGCGCTCTGGTGCACCGGCTTCGAACGCAGAAATCCTGTCCAAGGTGTTCAAGCAGATCAGCGACAACAACCAGCTCGACTGGAAGCGCAGCGACGTGTTCGCGGACGGGGTTATCACCTCGCGTGGCTTCCTGGACGTGCGGATTGACCACAGTGACTCCATGCAGGGCGAGGTTCGTATCGACCAGTTGAACCCGAAGAACGTGGTGATTGACCCGGACGGTGAGGAATACGACCCTGACACATGGTCTGAGGTGTTCACGACGAAGTGGGTCACCGCTGACGACATAGCGATTCTGTACAACCGCGAGGACGCCGAACTTCTCCGCAACCGTGAGCAGAGCTTCTTCCCCTACGGCTACGACTCCATCCAGGCGTACCGGGACCGGTTCGGTGACCGGTTCAATCCGATGTACAACGGGGATTACGACAACAGCTCGGTGATGCGTAACATCCGGCTCATTGAGCGGCAGTACCGGCTCATGGACCGGCAGAAGCACTTCGTTGACCCGCGTACCGGGGACATGCGCCCGGTGCCGGACAGTTTCGACCGGGACCGGATAGCGAATATCGTCCAGAACTACGGTCTGCAGGTCACGACCAAGCTGATCCGGCGCATACGCTGGACGGTGATCGCGGACAACGTGCGCCTGCATGATGACTGGAGCCCGTACAAGCACTTCTCCGTCGTCCCGTACTTCCCGTACTTCCGTCGCGGTACAACCGTGGGCCTGGTGGAGAACCTCATCGGCTCGCAGGAGCTGCTGAACAAGGTCACGTCCCAGGAGCTGCACGTCGTGAACACCACGGCGAACTCAGGCTACAAGGTGCGTGCTGGTGCGCTGACAAACATGACCGTGGAGGAGCTGGAGCAGAAGGGCGCTCAGACCGGGCTGGTGATCGAGGTGAACGGAGACCCGGACAAAGATGTCCAGAAAATTAGCCCTAACCAGGTTCCGCAGGGCCTCGACCGAATCTCCTACAAGGCCGAGGAACACATTAAGACCATTAGCGGCATTTCTGACTCCATGCAGGGTATGGATCGAGAGGATGTCGCTGCCAAGGCCATCCAGGAGAAAAAGAAGTCGGGAGCTACGGGATTAGCCAAGCCGCTGGATAGCCTGACCCGCACGGACTACATCCTGGCTCGCAACGTCCTTGATCTGGTGCAGGAGTTCTACACCGAGGGGCGTGTCATGACGATCACGCACGACCGGATGACCGGTGAGAGCGAGAGCTTCGCGGTGAACCAGCCCACGCCCACCGGTGAGATGCTCAACGACCTCACGCTGGGTGAGTACGACGTGGTGGTCTCCAGCATACCGCGCCGTGAGACCCTTGAGGACTCTCAATTCGACCAGGCCGTGGCACTCAAGCAGCTTGGCATTGCCATACCTGACTCGGTGCTTATCGACTCCAGCCGGTTGCTGAACAAGCGGGAGATATTGAAGCTGATCGAAGGTGACAAGGAAAGCCCGGAGTTCCAGGCACAGCAGCAGCTCAAGCAGCGCGGCGACGAAGCCACCGTGGCCAAGCTCGAAGGCGAAGCGGCTGCCAAGCACGCTGACGCGCAGCTCAAGACGGTCAACGCGCAGCAGATCGCCCAGGGCGAGCCCGACGACGGCAGTGCCCAGGCGAAGATGCACGAAGCCCAGACGAAGCAGGCCGTGGCCCAGCACGAGGCCACGATCAAGGAGCGTCAGCTTCGGAACGACATGCAGATGAAGATGATGGAGTTTGGCCTGAAGCGTGAAGGCCAGAACATCGACGCACAACTCAAGCAGGAAGATTTAGCCCAGAAGCGCGAGCAGATGCGCGCGCAGGCAGCCCAGCAAGCAGCAGCCGCTGCCCAAGCCCCCCAGAAACAGACGCAAGGAGAATGAGATGGACAAAGATGAAGTATTGGTAGACCGTGGCGATGGACTCGACGTGGACCCGGACAACCCGGATGGTGAGCTGATACCAGAGACCGTTGAGACCACCCCGGCCCCCAAGAAGGACCCTGAGAAAGCCCCAGAGGAGCCCGAGCATGCAAAGGAGCCACGCATCCCGCTGACCAGGCACAAGGAAATCCTTGAGAAGGAGCGCGCGCAGCGTGCTGAGCTGGAAGCGAGGGTCGCCCAGTACGAGAAGGGCCAGAAGGTAGCAGTGTTCAACGAGGACATCACCGCTCTGGAAACTGAAATCGCCAAGCTGGACAAGGAGTACCTGCGCCTGCTCGCTGACGGCGAGCTGGACAAGGCCGCTGATGTTCAGGAGAAGATGCGCGGTATGGAGCGCAAGGCCAACGATGCCAAGAGCGACATGAAAGTGGCTGCCGCCGTGGCTCAGGCCACCGAACGCGCCCGCTACGACATCGTGCTGGAACGCATTGAAGCTGCTTACCCAGAGCTGGACCCGGACGGTGACAAGTACGACGAGCGCATCATGGCCCGCGTGGTGAAGATGCATAGCGCCAATCAGCGCTCGGGCATGCCCCCGGCTGCCAGCCTGCAGGATGCCGTCACCTTCGTGCTCGGTGACCCGAAGACCAAGGCCCAGGAGCGTGCCGTCTTGGTCGCACCTCGCCCGAGCCAGGCCGACGTGGCTGCTGAGCGGCGCGAGGCGGCAGTGGGCAAGACCCTCGACGCCACCCGGCGCACACCCCCGAGCACCAGTAAGGTGGGCATGGACAGCGACAAGATGGGCACCCTCACGGCGAAGGACATCATGAAGATGAGCCAGGACGACTTCGCCAAGATTCCCGAGGACGTACTGAGCCGTATGCGCGGCGACGAACTCTAACCCAACACCCCGAGACGCCCCGCGTCTCCTTGTGCCTGGTGCGAGCCCAGGACTTAGCCTCAATAGCTAACATCTATTGAGGCTTTTTTGTAATAGAATCCAGCTAACGCCAGCAGCACGACACGCTGCACCCTTCGTTGGTCACGACGACATGTGGCAAAGAGGCTCGAAAGAGCAGTTTTGTTTTGTCATCCAGCGAAAGGAGAAGCCACCATGGCTTTAACCAACTTCTCACTGCTCACCACTGAGCAAAAAACCGCATGGAGCAAGGATTTGTGGCGCAATGCCCGCAACCATAGCTTCATCAACAAGTTCCTGGGCAAGGGCCCGAACTCCATCGTTCAGCACATCACCGACTTGAAAAAGTCCGAAAAAGGCGCACGCGCCGTGATCACGTTGCTGGCTGACCTGACCGGTGACGGTATCGCAGGGGACCGCACCCTGAAGGGCAACGAAGAAAGCATGCAGACCTTTGACCAGGTCATTCGCATCGACCAGATTCGCAATGCCTCCAAGCACGAAGGCCGCATGGCTGACCAGAAGTCGGTCGTCGAGTTCCGTGGTAACGCCCGCGACGCGCTGTCCTACTGGCTGGCTGACCGTATCGACCAGATGGCGTTCCTGACCATGTCCGGCGTGTCCTACACCAAGACCAACAAGGGTGCAAACCGTGTCGGCTCGGACCTGATCAACCTGGAGTTCGCTGCTGACGTGACCACACCGACTGCTAACCGGCGTCTGCGCTGGGACGGCACTTCGGCCACCAAGAAGCTGATCGCCAGTGCTGCTACCACTGACGTTGTCGCTACTGACACACCGACCTGGAACATGTTCGTGCAGCTCAAGGCTTATGCCAAGGACCGCTACATCCGTGGTGTAAACGGTGACGGCGGCGAGGAAACTTTCCACGCCTTCCTGACCCCGCAAGCCATGGCCAAGCTGAAAGCTGACCCTGACTACATGGCCAACCTGCGCTACACCGCGTCTACTACCAAGAACGACGCGCTGTTCACCGGTAGCACCGTCAAGATCGACGGCATCTACCTGCACGAGTTCCGTCACGTGTACAACACTGCTGCTGCCGTCTCCGGCTCTGGCAAGTGGGGCTCTGGTGCGAACGTGGACGGCTGCCAGATTCTGTTCTGCGGTGCCCAGGCGCTTGGCATGGCCGACATTGGTGCTCCTGAGTGGCAGGAAGAAGGCGACGACTACGAGAACCAACAGGCTATCGCGGTGGGCAAGATTCTCGGTTTCCTGAAACCGAAATTTGGCAACATCTACGAAGGCGGTTCTACCGAAGACTTCGGCGTGATCAGTGTATACGTGGCGCAATGACGGTTATAATCTAAGCTCTAAGTAAGATTGGAGCTAGAATATGGTCAAAGAGATTGCGCTCACTAAGAGCAAGGTAACAAAAGTTGACGATGAGGACTTCGAGATGCTTTCACGGGTCAAGTGGCATGTAAACGACGGGTATGCAGCTAATGCACGACTCGGGCGTATGCACCGTTTGATCCTGTCGGCTCCAGAGGGAATCATGGTTGACCACCTGAATGGGGACAAGTTAGACAACCGCAGGAAGAACCTGCGCCTCTGCACGAACTCCCAGAACCAGGCGAACCGCAGGGTTTCGCGTGGGGTATCCAAGTTCAAAGGGGTTACCTGGCAATCGCGTCCGAACGGGCGTGGTATGTGGAAAGCACAGCTTGTGTATGAAGGGGCAGTGGTGTACCTCGGGACTTTTAAGACCGACCTTGACGCCGCCACCGCATACAACGCAGCAGCGACGACACACTTCGGTGAGTACGCCCACCTCAATGACCTAACCCTTCCTGCATCACCAAAAGAGAGTAACGAGTGCCACGTGCGCAAGCAGGTCAAACGGGACAACCCGTACGGACTCAAGGGTGTGACGTTCGACAAAGGGCGGTCCCAGTGGGTGGCTCAGCTCTCGTACCAAGGTGTTACGCACTTGAAAAAACGCTACCCGACCGCTGAGCTGGCGGCGCGAGCGTACGACGAAGTCGCTAAAAAAGTCTACGGCCCACAAGCCGTATGCAACTATCGAAAGGAAATAGATCATGGCTGTTAAGAAAATGTCTCGCAGTGCTCAGTGGCCGTTGTTTGCTGAGTTCACTTTTGCCATCGGTGACACGATGACCAACACAGCGGGGAGCGCAGATGCGTTCGCCACTGCCGCTGCTCACGTGTTCGACGTTATCCCCTTGCCCTACGGTGCAACGGTGATTGGCGGCAGTGTCACGACCGACACAGCGTTTACGGGCTCCACGGCCTACAACGTCAAGGTCGGTGACTCCGCGTCCGATAACCGCTACCTCGGTACGACCGACAAGACCTCCGCTGCTACCACAGCGCTGGTACCCACCGGTTATGTTGGTCTTGGCGAAAACATCCGGCTCACTGTGACACCTACTGTGGCTACTGCTACAGCCGGGCAGATCACGCTGCGTGTTCATTACGTGGTCGCCGGACGTACCAACGAAGTCCAAATCACCTAATCCCAGGTGATCAGAACGAACGGGGCCTAGTGCCCCGTTTTACCAACCACATAGGAGAACCAAATAATGAAATTCATCATGCTACGCGACCGTGTCGTTGCCTCGACGCTTGGTCACTCAATCCGATTTGCCAAGGGCGTGCCCACATTCGTGCCGCCCGAGATGTACACCGAGGTCATCGCTGCCGGCGGTGCCCCAGAAGAAGAAATCCCCGAGGACCAGATGCCCCCGAAGAGCAACGAACCCCAGGCCGCCGACGAGCGCGAAATGGAAATGTTCATCGCTTTCGAGACCATCGTCACCCAGAACAAACGTGAGGACTTCACAGCCGGTGGGAACCCACGGCCCGACGCCATGGCCCGCGAGCTGGGCTGGACTGTCGGGGCCAAGGAAATCGCTCTGGCCTACCAGAAGTTCAAAATGAAAGAAGAGTAAATGAACTCATCCGACATGCTCGCGGTGTTCCGCGACGAGATGATGGACCAGGAGCTTCCCTACCTGTGGAGCGACACGGCCATTTACCGTTACATCGACGACGCGCAGAAGATGTTCTGTCGCCTCACCGAGGGCATAGAGGATTCGCGCACAGTTGCGCTCACCGAACTCAATATCGTGCCCGGCACGGTGTGGTACTCGACCTCCCCGTTCGTGCTGAAGGTGCGCAACGCGATCCGCAACGACACCGGGCGACACATCCCCATCATCGCAGTAGAGAAGCTGCAGTCCGAGGGCATCACGTTCGACGGTACCGTCGGGCCCTTAAAAGTTCTCGTCTCGGGGTTCGAACGGGATGCACTGCGGGCGTGGCCAATACCGAGCGAAACGGTAACGGTCACGCTCAGCGTGTTCCGGCTGCCCATGTTCAAGATTGAAGAAGCAGACCAGGACCTGGAGGTGGACGACCAGCACGAAGGTGGGCTCATGCTCTGGGTCAAGCACCGCGCCTACGACAAACAGGACGCTGAGACCTTCAACAAGACCAAATCTATGGAGTACGAGCAGCGGTTTCGCCAGTATTGCGCTGCAGCTCGCTCTGAACAAGAACGTCGCCGCAGGCCGACAAGCACCGTGGCCTACGGAGGAATCTGATGGCATACCTCACGAACATCGTCATTGCGTTCAATCAACTGATGAACGCAATTCTGAACGGCCCGCCTGACGAAACATTATCGGCGCGGGCATGGCGTACTGAGCAAAGTGGCAAGGTGTTCGGCAAGATTTTCAGGCCGCTGATTGATACACTTTTCTTACTTGCACTGCAGCGAGACCACTGCGCAAAAGCATACCTAGAAGAACGCGCCCGCAAGCAACTACCCAGGGAGTACCAGTGACGATTCCAATAATTCCGCACCCCCACGATGCCAGCGAACCATGCCCAGGCGGGTGCGAGGACATCAAAGTTATTGAGGATAAAGTTTGTCAATCGCGCAAAGAGATCGAAGTGTTGAACAAGAGAATCGACGAAGGACATGATCAACTTATCCGGTTTGAGTCGCGCCTTGGCGAAGCTAATGACCGCATGGGCCGGATCGAGGTAGCCGTAGCAACCACAGCCCACAAGCTCTCGTCAAACAGCGCCGACACATCCGAAATTCTGGACATCATGCGCGAGGGGAAAGCCTTTTTCAGATTCGCACATCGAACAGGTGAATTGCTCAAGTGGGTGGCCGTAATTGGCACTGCGATTGTTGGGTTCTATTACGCTTTGAAAGGCGGGAAATGAAGCGCAAAAAACTCACTTTGATCGACAACGCCCGCCAGGTGCTGATGCAGGCATGGTCTGTGCGCTTCGCTGGTTTATCTGCCATCTTCGCTATTGCCGGGGCTGCACTGCCTGAACTGCGCGATTTGATGCCAGCCCACACTTTCTCGATTTTGTCAGCGCTGTGCGCAGGCGGCACCGTGTTCGCTCGTATCGTTGCCCAGCCGGAGACATTGCCATGAATCTGCTTGACATGCTTTTGAGTTTTTTCAAAAAGCCAGCGCCCGCACCTGAGATTCAGAAAACAGAAGCGCCCAAACTGGACTTTCCAGCCATCATTGGAAAAATGCGCGTAAGCGAGCAGTGCCTGAAGTTGATCCGTGAGTTCGAAGGCTTTGGCGCAAAGCCTTACAAGTGCCCGGCTGATGTAGCGACTATTGGTTTTGGATCGACTCGCTACGAAGGCGGCAAAGCCGTATCAATGAGTGATCCAGAGATTACCGTTGCTCGCGCACTTGACTTGCTGAAAGTCACGCTTTGGGAATATGAGGGCGCAGTCAATCGACTTGTAACCGTGCCGCTGAAACAATGCCAGTTTGATGCGCTGGTTTCACTTGTGTACAACATCGGCCCTCGCAATTTTGGCGAAAGCACGCTGCTGAAAAAGCTCAACATGGGTAACTACACAGCAGCCAACTTTGAATTTTCGCGCTGGAACAAGGGCGGCGGCGTAGTGTTGCCGGGCTTGGTGCGCAGACGCGAGGCTGAATCCGCACTGTTTATGGGGCAGATTTGAAATACCTGCACGTCACTGTAATGGTGCTGCGCTTTCTCGCATCAACGCCATTTATGGCCGTGGCAGTTTTGAGTGCATTTGTATCAGCGCAGTTTCTGAGATTTGCAAGATTTATTGACGGGACGGAAGCATGACACCCCGGGAAGAAATTGACCACGAACTCGATATGTGCATCAAGCGCGTCGAACTGACTTTGCTCGAAAAGCGGGCCATGCAACTGCGGCGCGAACTGCAGCAGCACGATCAAGATGACGTGATGCTCGCGTTTGAGGCTGACAGACTTCTCAACACCAGGGGCTTTGAGCCCGTTTAAATTTTCAATAGGAGCTACCGATGCCCATCATTTCCACAGACATCATTTACCGCCTGAGTGGTGGCGCTGCAAACGCAGCCCCTGCTGCGTCCATTGGCGGCACAAAATCCAGCGTAGCAGCAGGCGCAACCTTGTTTGATGATGTGTCGTCAATTGAGGCTGGTGCGGGCGATACCGAGTACCGCTGCGTCTACATCCACAACGCGCACGCCACACTGACGCTGATCGGCGCAAAAGTCTGGATACAGACAAACACGCCATCAGCAAACACCGATGTTGCCATTGCCCTTGGCAGCTCCGGGCTCAACGGCACAGAGACTGCGGTCGCTGACGAAAACACCGCGCCGTCAGGGCTGTCATTTTCGCAACCATCCAGCTTTGCCGCAGGCTTGACGATTGGCGACCTGGCACCTGGCCAGCATTACCCGCTGCAGATCCGCCGCACCGTCACGGCTGGCGCAGCGGTAGCG